CTTTAAGTTCTTTAAGAATTTTTTCATTTTCTTCCTTAACAATATCTTCCATTATTTTACACATAGCATTCAATCCCCCTTCCGTTTCTTTTAATTCTTTAAATCTTCTGGTGACAGCTTTGAATTTCAGATTGTTTAAATCTTTCTGTTCAAAACACTGCATTAACTCTGCTATGTTACTGCCATCATCAACGGCTGCATTAACAAAAATCTCATGCAATCCATCTTCAACAGTTATACCATTCTCACGAATAATCTTATCAATATGATAAGTAGTAAGTCCTGCTTTGAAAAAATCTTTCTCAGATATATATACAATATATACATCTTTGACATTTTCAAAATTCATTCCCGGTTCAGATTCCTTAACGGTGATGCTTGCGGCATTAAACCTTGCCCGTTTCAAATGATTATCACTATCTGAGCGTTGAGCGTTGAATCTCTATATTGCATAAAGAGCATCTCCAAGCGTACACAACGCATCAAGGCGAACTGAACGACCATAAATATTTCTTTCGCTGCTCTGAAAGAATACATCATCAATTAATCGAAATTCTTTTATTTTCTCAATCTTCTCTTTTTGATTCATAAATGCTTTTTATCCTCTATTGTTTAATTATGTTGCCTTGTAGTATATAATATATCATCATTGCTCATTTGTTGCAACAATCGTTATAATTTAATAATTTTTGCACCATTGCTTTTTATATAGACCATGTTTTGTCTATAAACAAATAAAAGTGTAGCCGCTCAAAATTTTTGTCAAAACTTCTCAAAACTTTTGGCAAAACTTTTCGGGAAATATTTCCGGTATTTATAAGCACGAAACGGAGGGAAAAACCCTCCGCTTTTTTTGACAATAATTTTGTGAATAACGCCTACTTTTCAGAAGCGGCTTCATCCTCATCTTCACACTTGGCAAGTTCCTCTTCCAAGGCTCCAATCTCATCACGGATGACCTGTCTCTGTTTGTGGAGTTCCTGAAGGTCATAAGGTGACTCCATCCCAAGGGTAGAATACTCAATACACTTGGCAATCTTCCAGTCCCCAATATCAGACTCCTGACATGAGAGCTTGGTCTTCAGGTCTCTTATTTTCTGTTCTATCTCATTTTTGCTCATTGTTGTTTTGCTCATCTCTGTGTCCTCCTCCAATAAATGGATGGATAAAAAGCTCATCAAAGAGCTTATCCATACTCTTAACTACATTGTATGAGTCATAGTGGCTCACACCGCCCTTCCATGAGGCATAGGCACATCTCACATCATCAAAGGACATCTCCCCGGCATCCATGAGCTTCCGGAACTTCTTCAGCTTTCTCCGCATCCTTGTGACGGAGTCCTTGCTGATACGTTCCTGTACCTTTCCTGTCTCTGTTAGGTTATATTTGATTTTAAGGAATGTGAAGCCATGTGACAGCTTTACTATCTGTGTTTTCTTTGGATTGATAAAGAGTCCAAGCTCATCACATATCCCTTGTATGTCATTCAGGAGCCCCTTCAGGTACTCCTTGTCTTCATGGATGATGTAGATGTCATCCATGTACCGCCCATAGTATTTCATGCCTTTTACAATCTTGCAGTAGTTGTCTATCCTTGTGGGATAGTATACTCCGGATATTTGAGATATTTGGCTTCCAATACCCACGGACTTTCTCATGTACTTTTCGCCTGTCAGCTTTGCCTTATCAATTTGAGCATGTTCCAAGGCGTTATACAGCGTTTTCATACAGTTAGCATATTCTTCATCAGTCATGTAGGAAACATCCACCCTGAAGGTATCTATGAGCTTCTCAATAAAGCTCATCGTCTCCTTATCACCAATCTTTTTCCGCATTTCCTTTATCAGACCATCATGGACTATATTGTCAAAGAATTTGCTAAAATCAATCAGTAATGCTTCCATGTTTACAACCTTCCTTTCCTTCAACCTTATTTCATATTTTCCAAGTACGCCGCCGCAATCGAAAATGCCAACCACGCCAATTCAACCAATGCTATAACTGCCATAACCACAAGGGCAGCTCCAATCAATATCATCCTGACCATATCATCCTCCTATAGCTCTAAGCTTCTTGAGGGCGTTTTCTGCCTGCCTGCTCATGTATTCGCTGTCCGCTTCAGGCTCTTCTCTCTTCTCGGCTCTGAAGCCCTGCTGATAGGTTCTGTCTGTAGGTATCGTGATGACCTTTGCAGCCTTCTCCTGCTTCTTTCCACCTATCATCAGCTCAATACCACCTGTAGTCTCATTGAAGCCAACATACTGCTCATTGAGTTCCTCAAACGGTCTCCTTGCCTCTTCAAGTCTTTCCCGGTCACGCTTCTGCTGTCTCTTCTGCATCTTCAGGTGCTCCTCAAGAGCTTTCTGTGTAACCTTCGGAGCTATCTGAAGAAGCTCCTGACAATATGCTTCACAGATACGCTTGCCCTTTTGGTCAAAGACATACAGGACAGCCATATCATCCGGGTCATACTTGATGTCAACCTTCCGCCCGATATAGTCACAAAGCTCATCAGAGCGGTACTCATATCCCCACTTGGTAATGCCAATGTTACGGACAAGCACGTTCTCTGACTTCATCATCAGCATGGTTGCATAGCTCTTAGGCGGTGCCGCCTTGAAGTATCTGTCCTCATTCATAAAGCAGTCATAAGGCTTCTTATAAGTCTCTCCCATCTTCTTCAGTCCGGAGTGTTCCGTGTGCATGTAGACCGTTGTGAGCCATTCATGCCACTTCTCATAGAACTCTTCCAGTGTCAGGAGTTCTCCTCTCTCAAGCATCCGCTTGATGTCCTTATCCACCTTGTCAGAGGTCTTTGAGCCTGTCAGTGTTCCGGTGTATGACTTCATCCAACGTGTGAACTTATTGCACACGGTACGGAAGAACCTCTCAATCTGACCTTTGCTCCATGGCTCATAAGGAAGAGCCCTGTGGTCATCCTTGATGCCTATACTCTTGTAGAAGCCCATTGTCTCATTGTCAAAGTTCATGCCGCTCCGGTCATTCCTGTCTCTTCCTGTCATGGTCTTGGCTGTGTAGTCCTTACCATTGTCTATGTAGAGATACTCCGGAACTCCGCCCGGCTCTGAATATATCATTTTGAGTAGGCTCTGCTTCAGGATGTCAGAGTTGGCATCCTTGCACATCACATCTCCCATGATGACCCTGCTCCTCATGTCTACCCATGCAGCCAAGTGTGGCTTGATGGCTATAACCTTGCCATTAGGCTGCTTGTAGCTCACCCAACAGTCAAAGGTATGCTCATCACCCATGACAATCTGCATCACCTGAAGCCCCTTGGTGTCTCTGCTTCCTTTCACCATGACCTTATTCTTGTACTCACGGGTACCACGGGATGCAAGGAACCAAGCGTTCCTCATCCCCTCATCCTCCATGAGGTAACTGATGTACCTTGTCACCGTCTGATAGGATGGTATCTTCTCCCACTTGTTGATATTGGCAATGGCTGTCAGCTTCTCATACAGCATCTCACGGGTTCCTTGGTTTCGGGCAAAGTCCTCATTGAACCATATATTCTTGATAACCTGTTTGACCTCCGGCTTGATACTTGGAAAGCATCCGGTTTCTTTTGGCTTCCGGCACAGGCAGAGAACCTTGAAGAACTCACGCCCTGCTCCGTCTTCCTTCTCAAGCTTGTCCGCCCATGCGGATGCTTCAAGGTATGCCTTGGTGTATCGGTAGAGTGTTCTCTGACCTTTTCCAAGATACTTCTGTGCAAACTCTTCAGCGTACTTTGTCCGGTCTCCTTCGTCATACTGAAGGAACTTTCTGACCACGTTCCCAAGCTCCACAGCCTTGTAGTATCTCTCCTTGTAGTTTTCAATGTACCAATCAACATCTGTATTCACATACCATGGAACTTCCGGCTTCTGCTCATCCTCTTTCTTGTCCGGAAATTCTTCCGTGAAAGATTTCAGCTTCTCCCGTTCCTTCCATGCGTTCCTTGCCTGCTTTGAAAGTGAGGAGACCGCCACAAGTACCACATCTTTTCCGCCATTCTCTGACTTCTCGGTCTTGGTCACAAAGGACTCTTGCTTCCTTAATACCCTCTTGACCATTGTGTTGTACTTAACTCTTTCCAGTTCAGCAGCTTCTCCCAATGTGACATATACTTCAGCCAATCAGCTCACCTCCTTCATGCTGCTACCTCAATATCCAGTATCCTTGATATTGCCTCAATGTATTTCTTTCCACTACGCTCACCGACTAAAATCTTATGGATGTACTGCTTATTGCATCCAAGCAAAGCAGCAAGCTCCACCTGTGTCATATTCTTGTCTATGAGCCTTTTCCTGACCTTCCGCCCAAAGGGTGTCAGTCTCGTCTGCTTTGTTGCCATCTGCTCACCTCACATCACAGCTTGTATACCCTCATACCGCAACCATTCAGGTCACAGGTGTATCCTTTTTCTATAAGGGTCTCAATGACTTTTGGAGCCGCCTCATACAGGATGATACCCTGACGGACTGTGCCGCCTACTGTGTATCCTATGGACATCCTGATGGGGCTTGTCTGTTCCTGAAGCTTCAGGAGTATTGACATCAACTCCACATCACTATCCTTGTATTTCTCCATTACAGCCTACCTTTCCAACCAATTACAGGCTCTTTGATATAGTCCTTGTCTTTGGTTTTCCTCCAACCTTCTTCAGAGATACCCGGCTCACTACTTCCAATGAGTCCGGAAGGTTCTTGACCACAAGCCAATTCTCCGGCACCAATCCATGAGCCTTCATTATCTTCTTCTGTTCCCTTGTGGGAGCCTTTCCGTTCTTCATCAGTAGCTCACCTCCGTCCCCTCTATAATTTTGTCAATTATATTGAGAGCGTTTTCCTTTCCCTCAATCTCTGCCTCAAGCTCCATCCGGTTCTCCCGGAGCTGCTCAAGCTCTGCATCCAACTTCTCTCTGTGCTCAACCAATGCTTCCATTTCATCACTTGACAGGTTCAGCAAATGCCTCATCTCCTCTCTATATATTTGAACATCAGGGCTTCAAGCTAAAACTCCGATACTGACAAGCATCCGCTTTGTCATCCTTCTATCACGGTCATAGAACTTCTGCCCCTTAATCTCCTGATTGACATAGAATGTACCGCACAGGTACCGCTTTATCATCCAAACCTTGTCCGGGTTATACTTGTCTTGTATCCTTGTTACCTTCATAAAACCTTCCTTTCCCTGATGCCACTGTCTCATTCTTCAACTCTTAAAGTAGGACAGGACAGCTCTTCTATCTCTTCCTGTATCCGTTGCACTTCTCTCTGTGCGTTCCGGAGGAGCTCATCAAGCTCATGGGCTTTCTTTGCTCTTGGAAGCATGTCATGGAAGATTGTCATACCAAAGCTCTTATACAGTTCAGCAACTTCATCTTTGCCGGATGTGTTCCGGATAGATGGATGCCACATGTAGACTTCTTCAATCACTTTGTACTGCTCATCCGTGACAGTTCTTTCAAT